CGACGGCGCTTGACGTACCCTCGGTTGCCCAAGTGGCAATCTGGGAGCCGAACGACGATCGGCGCAGACGCGATTGCACGGCGGACGGTCCGGCTGCTCCGCCGCTTTTGGCAGCGGCCGCCGTAACCGGAGTGCCGGGCGCGGACAAGGCCGTGGTGATGCCGACATTCCCACCGAGCGCGCCGGTGACTATGGCGGCATCGGGGCCCCTGCTCATGGATAATCTATCCAAGCGTATCTCCGAGACGCGGACTTTTGTAATCCCACGACAAACGTCACAGACGCCGATCTGGGCGCCGTCGACCAAGCCAGAGGATGGTTTGGGCATAGCGTGGCAGTCGACGAGGTATTCCGCCCCTGCCGCTGGTCCGGGACGGCAAACCGGAGACGCGTTGATTCCGTCCAGGTCCATGGCCTCCGTGGTGCCGCTGGCCCAAGCGACAGCGGACGGTGCCGCTGTGCCGGCTGCACCGCGGATGATGCCGGCGACGGTTACACCAACCGATCCGTCACCGGCGGCGCCGGGCTCGACGAAAACCGTGGCCCCATCGTCCCGGCATACCCAGTCCAGTGCCGCTCCCACCGGTGGCGACGTATACCTCGACGGCACGCGCATGGGACGATGGATGGCGGCAAGTCTCGCGCGCGAGGCCGGACGCCCGCAGGGCGGCAGCACGTTTTTTGATCCCCGGATGGCGCCGGCCTGGCCGGGAACCTTGCAGGGAGCTTAGGAGATGGCCGGTCAGCTGGTGCTGGGAACTGTGCTGTTTCGAAATTTCGAACTTCCGGAACAGATTGCCTGGGGCGGTGCTCAGCGACTGCATGTGCACAAATTGCCGGGTGGCGGCCGGGTGATCGATGCGATGGGGCGGGACGATGGCGAGATCGTCTGGAGTGGCACCTTCAGTGGCCCTGATGCGGGCCAGCGGGCTCGGCTGGTCGATCTGCTACGCAGCAACGGGGACGCTGTTGCGCTGACATGGGATCGCTTTTTCTACTCGGTGTATATTGCCCAGTTCCATGCCGAGTACGCACAGGCGAACTGGATCCCGTATCGCATCGTGTGCAGCGTGTTGCGCGATGAGGCTGCCGCAACGACGGGCGGTGTGATCTCGGTGGCGACGGATATCGCGGCTGATCTGGCGACCGCCGATGGCTTTGCCAGCGGGGTCGATCTGACGCAGGCGATCGCGCTGACTGGCGTGGCCAACGCGGTGACCCGTGGAACTGCCTCATACACCGCGGCGGGTGCCTCGCTTGCACTGGCCGCATCACGGATATCGACGAGTCTTGCGGTCAATGAAGCGACGTTCGGTGCGAGTGCCGCTGGTGCGACGATGAACATCGGGCAGATCACCGCGCTGTGCGGCGAACAAAGCGGCTTGGTGGATGCACAGAGCTACGTGCGCCGAGCGCAGGCTAATCTGGCCACCGCCAGCACATAGGTGGTGATCGCAATTGGAGAATGGTGCCATGGACAGTGTGACGATCGCTGGCGGCAATCTGTTTCAGATCGCGGCAGCGCTGTTGGGGGACGCCACGCAATGGATTCGGATTGCCCAATTGAATGGCCTAACCGACCCGGTGCTGTCTGGGGTTGTCACGTTGCAAGTCCCGGCGTTGGACGCGAATGCCGGCGGTGGTGTGGCGACGCAATAGCGTCGGGGAGGCCAGTATGAGTTTCGGTCGTCGACCCACCTTGCGCATATTGGCCAATGGTCTTGACGCTGCGGGCGCGATCGACGCGGAGATTGTCAGCAATAGTCATTTTTCGGCGGATCGATTTCGGGTCCGTTTGGCGATTGGAGCGGATCCGGTTGGATGGTCGTCGTTGATCGCGGAACCTCGGCTGCGTCTCGATGTCCAGGTCTCGCTCGATGGTGGAGCGTGGTTCTCCAGTCTGGTGACCGGGGACGTCGATATGATCGAGGTCGATCAGCTCGGCGGTGTGATCACGATGTCTGGCCGTGACCTGTCGGCTGCCTTGATCGAGGCGCGGACCCAGGAAACATTCGCCAACAATACGGCAAGCGAGATCGCGACGACGCTCGCCGGTCGGCATGGTCTGATGGCTGACGTCCAATCGACGACGACGCCGGTTGGCCGGTACTGGCAGCTTGAGCATGACTATATCGTGGTCAACCAGTTCGGTCGTGCGACCACCGAGTGGGACTTGTTGGTGACGCTGGCGCAGCGCGAGGCGTTCGAGCTGTGGGTGAGCGGCAATGTCCTGCACTTTCGGCCGGCGCCGGTTTCGGCGGGGCAAGCGGTGATATTGCGGCCTGTGATGTCAGCGGCCGGGCCGCCCAATATCACAGCACTTCGTCTGGATCGATCGTTGACACTTGCGGCGCCGCTGCAGGTGACGGTGAAGAGCTGGAATAGCCTGCGGGGTGCGGCGTTCGAGGAGAGTGTGCAGCAGCAGTCGGCCGGTGCACTTGCTGGCGGCACGTCAGCTAGGCCGCTGACCTACACATACGTCATGCCGAACCTCACGCCCGATGAGGCCCGAAAATATGCGTTGTCGCGGCTGAATGAGCTGTCCCAGCATGCTCGGGTGATAGCAGTCGAGATGCCTGGTGAGCTGGTTCTGACACCAAGGATGGTGGTGCGGCTGGTTGGCAGCGTGGGTGACTTCGACCAGTTCTACAGGATCGACTGCATCGAGCGATATGTATCCTGCGAACACGGGTTTTCGCAGAGCGTGCACGCCAAGTCGGTGTGAAGCAGGCGGATCGATCGCCAGGATTGGGGGATGGACATGGACCGATTCCTCAACGCGATCAAGGCGCATGCGGCGGCGTTGGACCGGGCGCAGGGACAGCCTCGGTTTGGTGTGGTCATCAGCGTGGATCCGACGCGGTACGCGGCGCGGGTGACCCTGCAGCCGGAAAACGTTGCCACGGGATGGTTGCCGGTCCTGTCGGCATGGGTGGGAGCTGGGTGGGGCATCGCCTGTCTGCCAGCGGTGGGCGATCAGGTGCTGGTTTTGGCGCAGGAGGGCGATGCTGACAACGGCATCATCGTCGGCTGCAGTTTCAGCGACGGCGCGCGGCCGCCATCGGCACCGCCAGGAGAATTGTGGCTGGTGCACGCATCCGGCAGCGCGATCAAGTTGGAGAATGACGGCGTTGTGCACGTGCAAGGAGATCTCCATGTCGCCGGTAATATTCTGGCGTCCGGTGACGTCAGCGACCTGGCGGGGACGATGGCTCGGTTACGTGGCCACTATGACGACCACACTCATACCGACTCGCGGGGTGGCAGCACGTCCGGTCCGACCCCACAAGATTGATCCGGAGATCGTCCGATGAGCGACGCTTGGCATCAGTTTGGCTCCGATCTGACCCTGAGTCCAACAGGAGATCTGATGATAGCGTCGAGCACTGACGTGACACAGCAACGGGTGCTGAGGCGGTTATTGACCAATCCCGGCGAGTATATTTGGTCGACCACCTACGGTGCGGGCCTGGCGCAGTTCATCGGATCGCCGGTCGATGCCAATCAGATCGGCGCCGTCATCCGTGGTCAGATCTTCAACGAGGCGGCAGTCGCCCGTTCGCCCGAACCGCTGATCGAGGTGCGATCCGACCGAGCCGGTGCCGTCTACGTTCAGGTCACCTATGGCGACGTGTCGAACGGTACCTCGCAGGCTCTGGCATTTTCCATCAGCAACGGGTGACCTCATGCAGCTCGATCTGCGAAGCTTCTCGACGCTGGTTGGCAATGCGGCGGCGGCGGTACAAGGCAGTGCGTCTCAGCTCATCGATCTCACCGTCGGATCGACATTACGCGCCCTGCTGGAAGCCAATGCTGCCATGGCGCTGTGGCTGCAATGGCTGATTTTGCAGGTGTTGCAGATGACACGAGCGGCCACCAGCAATGGTTCCGACCTGGATAGCTGGATGGCCGACTTCTCCCTCCAACGCCTGCCCGCGGTGAGTGCTGTGGGTGTGGTGCAGTTTGCGCGTTTTGCCGCCATGTCGGCGGCGATCGTGCCGGTTGGGACAATTGTGCGCACCAGCGATGGCACACAATCGTTCACTGTGACGGCCGATGCCACGAACCCGCTTTATAGTGTCGTGTTGAATGGCTATACGCTGGCGGCTGGCGTTGCGTCGGTCAATGTGCCGGTCGCGGCCAGCGTTCCTGGTGTGGCCGCCAACGTCCAGGTTGGCACGGTCAGCCTGATTGCGGCAGCCCTGCCTGGGGTGGACACCGTCAGCAACACGACGGCGTTTCAGGGTGGTCTGGACGCCGAGGCGGATAGTGCTTTGCGGTTACGGTTCCAGAATTTTCTATCGAGCCGGGCGCGCGCGACACCTGTGGCGGTGGGATATGCCATCAGTTCGCTGCAGCAGGGCTTGCAGTACAGCATCGCCGAAAACCAGATGCCGGATGGCAGCGCGCGGCTCGGCAGCTTTGTGGTGACGGTCGATGATGGCAGTGGGGCGCCGTCCGCGGCGCTGATCGCGGCTGTTGCTGCGGCGGTCGAGACGGTGCGCCCGGTGGGGTCCAGCTTCGGGGTGTTGCCGCCAACGGTGGTGGCCGCGACTATTTCGCTCTCTATCGCGGTCAATTCGGGCGCCGTGCACAGCGTGGTCGCCGGTCAGGTGGCGGCCGCCATTGCCGGTTATGTGAATGCATTGCCGATCGGCGTGGGACTGCCATGGTCGCGGGTGGCGCAGCTGGCCTATCAGGCCTCATCAGAGGTGAGCAATGTCACATCGGTGCTGGTGAACGGGGCATTTGCCGATCTGGCGCCAACTGCGTCGGGCGTCGTCAAGGCTGCCAGCGTGACGGTGAACTGACATGGTTGGTGATCCAGAGGATATGCTTGTAAGGCTCAAGGCGGTGCTGCCGACACGGTGGTTTCCCGATGCGACGCCTGTGCTGGATGGTTTGCTCAGTGGATTTGGGGCCACTGCAAGCTGGCTGTATGGCGTTTTGTCGACCGTGCGCGGGCAAGCGCGGATCGCCACGGCGAGTGGCGCGTTTCTCGACATGATTGCGACGGATTTCTTCGGTTCGGCTTTGGCGCGGCGCGCTGGGCAGGGCGATACCGCGTTTCGCGACCGGATTGCCGCGGAGCTGTTGCGGGAACGTGCCACGCGGCCAGCTCTGGCGGCCGCGCTGCTGGATCTGACCGGTCGGGCACCGGTGATCTTCGAGCCATCACGGCCCGCTGACACGGGCGCCTGGGGCGTAGCGTCAGGTTACGGCACTGCTGGCGGATGGGGCAGCCTCGCGTTGCCGCTGCAGTGCTTCGTAACGGCCTATCGGCCTATTGGATCAGGCATCGCCGCGGTCGGCGGGTGGGGACAAAATGCCGGCGGATACGGCCATGGCGCGATCGAATATGCGACCCTGGCGATGCTCGATGGGCAGGTGACCGACGCCGATATCACCAGCGTGATCGCCGGCGTGATGCCGGTCGCGGCCATTGCCTGGACCCGCATCACCGGCTGATTGGCGGTGAGGCCAGTAGGCGACCGTGATCGAGACCGTATCCAATATCACAGCAAGGACCGTCATGGATCGCAATATCGTCTATCCCGGCGCGATACCGCTCGACACCGATTTGCTGAGCTGCAGCCGCAATACCATGATCGGCTTCGGCGGGTTGCTGTCGGCCGTATTGGGGGGAACGAGCGTGGTGGACGGCCTCGTGGTGGCGCCGACCATTCCCGCATCCCTGGGGATCACCGTCGGCCCCGGCAGCGTCACGCAGCTCGCGCCCGTTGATCAGAATGCCTATGGGTCGTTGCCGGCCGATGTTGCGCATACCATCGTCAAAATGGGCATCAACATCGCCCCGACGAGTTTTATGCTGACCGCTCCGACGGCGTCTGGCGAGGTCATCAATTATATCGTGCAGGCGGCATTCAGCGAGGCTGATGTCGATCCGGTGGTCTTGCCATATTATAACGCCGCCAGTCCCGCTCAACCTTATCTGGGCCCCGGCAATGATGGCGTCGCGCAGGCGACACTGCGTCAGCAATCGGCGCAGCTGCAGGTGAAAGCCGGCGCGGCGGCGTTGGCAGGCACGCAAGCCACCCCGCCGGTGGACGCTGGTTGGGTCGGGCTCGCCGTGATCTCGGTTGGCTATGGGGAGGCGCAGATCACCGCGGCCGCGATTGCGCCGCTGCCGGGTGCCACCAGCCTGCCGTTCAAATTGCCTGCGCTCAGGCCCGGATTTTCGACGATCCAGAGCTTTGTGGCATCTGGCAATTTCGTTGTGCCCAATGGGGTGTCACGGGTTCGCGTGACGGTGATCGGCGGCGGTGGGAGCGGCGGCACCCACGCGAGCCTGCCGGGCGGAGGTGGCGGCGCCGGGGGGCAGGCGATCCGGATTATATCCGGGTTGGCCGCTGGCAGTGTCATTCCGGTGACCGTGGGAGCGGCCGGTGCCGCGCCCGGTGGGCCGGGCAATGGTGGCAGTGGCGGGACGTCCAGTTTCGGCGTCTATGTTTCCGCGACGGGCGGCCTGGGCGGTATTGGCGGCAGCGCGCTGGCGACCTGTGCGGGGAATGGCGGGGGGGCGGGCTATGGCGGCGACGTCAATCTTTCCGGCGCCTGGGGTACCGACGCCATTCCGCTGGCGGCACGCGGTGGTGATGGCGGTGGACCGGGCAATGGCCGCGGCACCAGTGCCCAAGTGCAAGGGGTCTCGGCGGGCGGTGTGGGCGGCGGTGGCGGTGGTGGCGGGTGCAGCATCCCAGGCGGCGGCGGCGCTGGCGCCGCGGGCGGCAATGGTGGGCCTGGTCTTGTTGTCGTGGAGTATTGAGCGATGAAGACGTACGCGCGGATCGACGCTGGCGCCATCGCGGAACTGCTGACCACGGCGTTGGATATTACGACCTTGTTCTACCCGTCGCTGACCTGGGTGGACGTGACGGGCCTGACCGTGCAGGTCGGATGGCTGCAGCAAGGCGGTGGCTACGTGGCGCCACCGTCAGCCACCAACAGCTTGCCCGCTCCGTCGCTTGCTGACCTGCAGGCGCAGCTCGCGTCGCTGTCCGCACAGATTGCGGCGTTCCAGCCGGGCGCCTGATCAACAGCTGTGATGGTTTAGGAGTGAATTGGTCATGTCTAGCGCAGTGACTTCGCATGTCTGGCGCCCCAGCTCGGCGCGGCGCGTCGTGCTCGATGGATTTGTGGCGGTCCCGCGCGGCAGCGTGGTGACCGCGCCGGCGCCGCTCTCATGGCCGGCCAAGGACCCGTCCGACGTTCTGGACTATGAGTTTGACATCTCTGCTGCCTTGATTGGCAATGAGGGTGATGGCATCGCCAACGTGACTGTCATGGTGACGCCGAATGCCACCGCGGACCTCGCGTTGAACAATGTCGCGGCCGACGGAACCGTCGTGGTGCTGTGGTTCGCCGCCGGGCAGGCCGGCATTGTCTATAGCGTGCAGATCACGGTGACGACGCGAAATGGTCGCACCATTGGCCGCACGGTGTTGCTGCCGGTGGTGTCGCTCGGGGGATTGGTGTCGGCCCAGACGGCACTGCTGGGCGACGCCGGAACCGTGATCATCGATCAGAATGGCAATCCGATCCTGATCGGCTCCTGACAGGGCATTTTTGCCCGAGAGTCTCCGGATCGCCGGCGGCTGGATGATCCCGACCATGTGCGGCGGAGGGCTTGATGCCAACTCTCGAACAGCTGCCTTTGATCAGTGTGGTCGGGCCGGCCGACCAGACGCTCGTCGAGCATGCCGGGCAGACATGCGTGGCCTCCATCGCGACGGTGCTGGCAGGCACCCAGCCGCAGCTGACGCTGGCATCCGGAATGTTGCTGGGGCGGGCTAGCCCGACTGTCGGTGGACCTGAAAATATCGGCCTTGGGGCAGGACTTTCGATCGTTGGTGGCGCGCTGGTGCTGGAGTCTGGCGCGATGTCGCAATTGGCGTCGCCCGCGTTCACGGGGACGCCGACCGCACCAACGGCGGCCGCGGGCACCGCCTCCAATGTGATTGCCACGACAGCGTTCGTGCAGGCGGCGACGCGCGGGCAGACCCTGACCTTGACCGGAGATATCAACGGCAGTGGCAGCGGGACGGTTGCCACCACCTTGCCGGCGATCACGACACCTGGAAGCTATTCAAAGGTCACGGTCAATGCCAAGGGGCAGGTGATCGCGGGCGGTGTGGTTCTTGCGTCCGACGTCAGTGGCCTGGCCAGAGTGGCGACATCCGGCAGTGTTGCCGACCTGACCGGCTCGCTCGGCACGATTGATGTGTCGAACGCCATCGTCGTCGCGCAAGGCGGCAGCCTTGGGCGGAGCCTTGCGGTTCGTGCCGCTGACATTTTCAATGTTCTCGATTTTGGCGCGGTCGCCGATGGGGCGACGAATGCCAGCGTCGCGATCAATGCCGCGATCGCCGCGGCGGCGATTTTATCGACGGGTGGCGAGGTCTATCTGCCGGCTGGTCGCTACCGAATCGACCTGTCGGTTTCACCAGTGCTCGCGAAATCCAACGTCATGCTCAGGGGAGCGGGGCGTGGCAGAACTTTGTTGCTGATTGATGACAGTATCGCCACCGGGATCGCCAATGCAGGGCTCTCCAACGCGGTGGCTTCCGGCAACTTTCCCGCGATCGCGGACTTTCATTTGCGTGATCTGACGATGCAAGGGACACGCGGGAAAAACGGCTCGTCCGTTACCTCCGCTGCGTTTCTTGTCAATCTCACAAACATTAATAATATCAGTGTCCAGGACTGTGAGTTCCTGGACTCGCGTGGCTTTTCACTGGGGCTGTTCTCGGGCTCCGACGTGATGGTTCGCGGTAACCGAGTGGAACGCAGCAACGCCGACTCGATTGCGGTATGGGATGTCTCGCACGTCACGATCTCCGACAATCAGATCGGGATGTCGGGCGACGACTCGATCTCCGTGCATACCAATGACGCGACCCTGGCGCCGTTGCGCGCCGGAGTGGTGATTTCTGGCAATGTGATCTCGGATGGCCCGGGGATTCACGTACTCGGCGCCAAGTCTGTCGCGATCAGCGGCAACGTGATCCGGCGTGCCCGCGCCAATGGCATCAATGTCGGCTTCGACCCGTATTTCCAGCAGGGTGACACGCCGAACTTCGCAGTTCAAATCGTTGACAATGTGATCGAGGACGTCATCGATAGTTCCGGCTTCGTGGCTGGATCGACGCCCGCTTATTATATCCTCGTCGGTGGCTCGTCAAAGCAGCCGGGTGGCAGTGCGTCCGCGCCTGGCACCCCCGTTGGCGGCACCGGTGCCGTCACGCCTTTATATGGTTCGAACACGGGAAACTTTTATGCCAACGGGCAGACCAATACCGATGGCACACATAGTGTCACGGGCGTAACCGCATCGCCCGGCGGCTATTGGCTGCGGATTGAGGGCAACATACTGGTGCGCACGCTGCCGCCGGTTTCCGCCTGGAGCCAATGGGGTTATGGCGCGGCACTGCAAGTTGGCACCAGTGGCGTGTATAGCGGTTCCATCACCGAGGCGATGCTCAACCATCCCGGGATCCATCTCTACGGTGCGCTGCGCAACTCGCGGATTGCCGGCAACATCGTTCAGACCACCGGGCCGAACGGGATCGAGTTCGACTATAACGCGCTGGTGATGGATTATGACGGACTCGAGCTGGTCGACAACAGGATTGCCGATTTTGGCCAATATGGTGTGTTCTGGCCGACGTCCACATTGTCCTCGCAGCGGATCCGCATCGCGCGCAATGATTTTGATGGCGATCCCTATTTTCGCTCGACCAGTCGAGGGGCCAATGGATCTTGGACGACGACCGGTTCCCCGCATGTCGGGCTTTATCTGGCTTATCTGAGTGGCGTCGAGGTGACCGGAAATCACTTCCGTAATGTCGGTGTCCCGGTTGCTCAATCCGCCTTGGCCACGAATGTGCTGCGCGGCAATGTCGTGCACTGCGCGCCGGTCGCAACCGGCTACAGCGCGAGTAATCAGGGTGTCGGAACAATTCCGCCGAGTGGCCCGGATTTCAGCCATGTCATCGAGATATGCGATCCCACCAGCGCCAATTATGGGCAAATCGCATCTGTCAGCCTGGCAACCAGTGCTGTTCAGCCAACCAGCGGCCTGTATGTTGCCGGCTGTTTCGTGGCCAATGCGACGCCCGGGATCGTCAATGGTCAGGCGTTTCTCGGCTGGCAACGCCTGACCACTGGCAACGCGCATGTCGCTGGGGTTGACTGGATTCAGGTGTTTGGTGGCACGTTCTACGGGGCTACGAATTCCCTGCCGTTGCCCTCGGTCAGCAACATCTATCAAGCAACTGGTGCGATTGCGGTCTCGGATAAGCTGGCGCTGATCAATGCGGCCGCTGCGGTGTCGATGAGCCTGGCCGCGGGATCCACCGATGGGCAGGTCCTGGTGATCAAGCGCCTTGGGGCAGGTGCCGTGACCCTCACTGCCACGATTGATGGCACCACGTCATCCAGCATCGTGCTGAACTCGGCCTCCCTGAAAGAGGCAGTGTCGCTTACCTGGTCTCAATCGCTCGCGACCTGGCTGATGATTTGAGGAGGCAATATGACGATCCTGGCAAACAATCCATCGACCGGCATCGGGGCACTGACCCTGGTGCCAGCGGCGACGCCGAATGGGACCCCGCTGGGCATTGCGCCGACCGGAGCGGTCGGCGCTCGCTTCTATTTGCCGGTCGGCGCCGCGGTGACCTTCACCGTGACTGCGCTACAGCCGACCACGGCGCCGGCGCTTGTGTTCACGGTATCGCAGGCAAGCACGGGGCCGAACTGGGATGAGGCGCTGACCGGTGGCCAAGCGATCTATGTAACGGCAACGGCCGGGACGCCATTGTTTCGGTGGTACTAGGTCATGGGACATGATCTGACCCTGACGGGCGCCGTGTTCGATGCGGCCAACGGCAAGTTCGCGCAGTCGCTGACTGGTGGGTATGGGGTGGCCACCGGTCCGGTTCCGACCACTGGCGTGTTCACGCTCGAAGCCTGGGTGAAGACGACGGCGAGCGGTACGTACGTTGCCGCCGGCCAGAATTACACCGCCTGGATCGGTACGTTGGGCGGCAACACCGCGCATGCGCGGTATGGCAACCAGCAGGCCGGTAGCGAGCAGGATCTGCTGACGTCGGTGATTATCAACGATGGCGTCTGGCATCATCTGGCACTGGTGGTCGGGACGGCTGGCGGAACGCTCTATGTCGACGGCAGCTCGGCTGCCACCAGTGCCGTGCCGATTGGTTCGGCCGGCGGTTATGGAAGCAACGTGCAGTTTTCCGTGCGCGAGTTGGGCGGCGCGATCGGCGCCGGTTTTGCCTGGCCGGGTGAGGTCGACGAGGTCGCGCTTTGGACGACGGCGCAGTATGCCGGGAATTTCGTGCCGAGCGGACCGATCGCTAATTCCGCGACCGGCCTCGCCGCCCTGTGGCATCTCGACGGCAATGGGGCCGACAGTGCCGGCGCGCCGGCGGCGGGCCTCGCTGTGAACACCCCTGGCGTGGTCACCGCTGCGCAGCCCATGAGTGTTAGCGGCAGCTATACCGGCGTGGCACCGACCGGCCTGAATATCCAGTTTGACAATGCTGGTTTTGCCAATGTCGTAAGTCCGACGATTGCTGGTGGCAACTTCTCCTTTACCACTGCGGCGCCCGCGGCCGGAATGCATACGCTGACCGTGCAGGAAAGTAATGTGCCCTCGGTGGTCGGGGTATCCGGTACATTTCAGTCGACCACGCAAGCAACCTTGACGGTCTCCACGCCAGTCGGTGTGGTTGCTGGCGCTACGATGACAGTGGCCGGTAGCTATACCGGCACGCCGCCATCCGGCCTGCTGTTCGCGTTTGACGGGGGCGCTTATGGTGCGGCGCTCGCGCCAAATATCGCGGCCGGCCAGTTCAGCTTTACAACCGCGGCACCGGCGCTGGGCTCCCACACCGTCAGCGTGCAGGAAAGCAACGCCACGTCGGTATCGGGGACGTCGGCCGCGTTCACCGCCAGTGCCGCGCCGACGGTGATCCTGCCGAGCCATTCGGCACTGCTCTATTCGCCCTATAACTGGAATATCATGCCATCATCGGCGATCACGGTGAATGCTGGTGCCACGTTGCGGACCATGTTCACTGGCACCACGTGTACACTGCACTTCGATATTTCACACAATGCGATGCCGCTGTCCGAGCTTTGGTTCCGGATCGACGGGATCGGACCGTGGACCATGGCGCCGGTTGCCAGCTCAATATCCTGCCCGCTACCGCAAGGGACGGCCGGCAACGCTGACTTCCCGTACCATGGTCTCGAGCTCATGGTAAAATCCACGACCGAGACCCAAAACCGGTGGAATGTGCCGAGTGCGACGGCAGTCAGCTTTAGCGGACTGACCTTGGACGCCGGTGCCGTCGTGCTGGCCCCAGTGGCCAAGCCTGCGTCGGTGTTGATCTATGGCGACAGCATCACAGAGGGCGTGCGGACGGTGGGAGAGACGGCGGCCAATGACACCGACCGCAACGATGCCATGGCCGGGTGGGCCTGCCATCTCGGGGACCTGATGGGTGCGGAGATCGGTGTGGTCGGCTTTGGTGGCAGCGGGTTGTCGGTCATCGGATCAGGCAACGTGCCGGCGCTACCGTCATCCTATGGCGAGATTTACCAGGGTGTTGCCCGGGTTTTCGCGCCGGTCCCGGCAATGGTGGTGTTCAACATTGGCACTAATGACGGCTCCGCCAATATCATTGCTGCCATGGTGAGCGTGCTGGATGGCATCCTGCTGAGTTGCCCTGGCGCATTGATTGTGGTGCTACGACCTTTCAATGGCAATCAGGCCAGCAATCTTCAGGCGGCGATTGCCGCCTGCAGTGCACCCGCGTCGTGCCACTTCGTCGATACCACGGGGGTGTTCGATCCGACCAAAGGCAGTGACAGCCTGGCGCTGCATCCGAATGCCGTCAATAATCTCGGCTTCATTCTGCCGCGGCTGGCAGCCCTGCTGCGGCCGCTCTTGTCGCCGAGTGTGGCGCCATTGTTTCGCAGCGGGATGACGCTGGGATTGCTGAGTTGATCTTATCGGCGGTTCTGTAAGTTCTATCTCGCTCTGGAGATGAGGCATGTCCGATCCGTTTACGGCCGATGGTGAGACCGCGCGCGTTCTTGGGCGCCTGGAGGCCAATGTCGGCGCGATAGAAGACCGCATCGAGCGCTATGAAATCACCTCGACGATGCGGATGTCGACGATCGAGGCCAAGCTCGATGGCGTGGTCCATACGTTGGCGCAGAGTCTTGGCGCGATGAAGCTGCTGCATTGGTTTGGCGGTGCGTTGATCGCCAGTCTGGCTTTTCTGATGAGCACCTTGTTGCGCGTTGCCCACTGAAATTCACCCAATTTTGTCATCAAGGGAAAACAGCTTATGCGACAGATCGTCGGTAAGATTGGCGTGCTGTGGGAGCGGGGCACGATGAGTGTGGCGAGGTTGGTTCGCTCGGCTGTGGAATTTGCCAGACTTGATAAAGTCCTGCTCATATCGGGATCGGTTATTCTGCTGTATAGCGCGGTCGAGGTGCTGACATGGGTGCGTTGATCCCGCTGGCTATTTCCCTGGCACCCGAGATTGGCAAATGGCTGTTTGGTGAAACTGGCGCCAAGACCGCAAGTGCCGTGGTCCAGCTGGTGCAAAGCGTTACCGGCACGACGGACGATCAGGTGGCGCAGCAGGCGATTGCCAGTAACCCGCAGCTTGCGGCGCAGTTGCGGGTACAGCTGGCGCAGATCGCGGCCCAGCAGGAGCAGGCCGCGCGACAGTCCGATCTCGATCAGATGACCGCGCAGCTGAAGGATATCGCTGACGCGCGGGCGCAGACCGTGGCGCTGGCACAGTCAAAAAGCCTGGTACAGTGGGCCCCGGTGGTGATCAGCTTCGTGGTGCTAAGCACGTTCGGCGTGGTGATGTGGGCGGCCCTGAACAAGACGCTACCGGCAGGCAGCGAAACGATTTTGAATATGCTGCTGGGCACGCTGGCGGCAATGGCAACCAGCACGGTCTCGTATTGGGTTGGCTCCAGCGCGGGCAGCGCCCAGAAGACCGATATGCTCTATCGCAGTGCGCCATCGGCCACGCCACATAGCTGATAATCAGTGAAAATCCCTTGATTTGGTCAGCGAAATCGGGAGCTTTGGGGGTGGCAGCTCATCGGCGCGGGCGAGGGGGACTGAGATCATCTCGGCCTCCTCCGCTTGACGTAACTCAGCCGAGCGGTCTTCGAGTGAGTCGGCGATGACGTGGACGATACCTTCCGTGGTTCGCTGCAGGCGGCCGTTGATCAGCAGCAAGGCCGCGCTGATGATCTCGCGGCGGAATTGCGCCTGTAAGGATTGCCAGATCACCACATTGGTGATTCCCGTCTCGTCCTCGATCGTCGCGAACACCACGTTGCCGTTGCCGGGTCGCTGGCGTACGAGAACGAGGCCGGCCACACGAACCCGCGCGCCATCCCGCATGCCGGTGGCCTCGGCACAGCTTTGAATGGCGTCGCGCGCGAAGCTGGCACGGAGCGCGCGCAGCGGATGGGCTTTGAGCGACAGACCAACCGATCGGTAGTCGGCCACGACATGTTCGCCCAGAGCCATGCGTGGCAAATCGGCTTTGCTGTCCGGGTGGGCAAGCTGGGTCAGCAAGGGCAACTCGGGCCCTGCATGCAAACCCCGCACATGCCACAACGCCGCGCGACGATCGAGCCCGAGGCTGCGCATCGCGTCGGCATCCGCGAGAGCTTCCAGCGCCTTATGCGGCAGTCCGATGCGGGCCAGGCCATCGAAATCGGCGATACCAGACGGTTGTGCTCCCACCAGACAATCGGCCCATTCTTCGCGAAAGCCCGCGATCTGGCGAAATCCAAGGCGCAGCTGGTTGGTGCGTTCCAATGTGCAGTCCCACAGGCTGGCATTCACATCGACACCGCGGACCCCGACGCCGTGCTCGCGTGCGTCGCGTACGATCTGGGCTGGAGCGTAGAAGCCCATCGGCTGGGCGTTCAGCACAGCACAGGCGAAGGCCGCGGGGTGGTGGCATTTCAGCCATGCCGACACGTAGACGAGTTTGGCGAAGCTGGCCGAGTGGCTCTCGGGAAAGCCATAGGTACCAAATCCCTCGATCTGCTTGAAGCAGCGCTCGGCGAAGTCGCGCGCGTAGCCGCGCGCCACCATCCCCTCGACCATCTTGGTGCGGAATTCATGGATGGTGCCGACATTGCGAAATGTCGCCATGGCACGGCGCAGCTGGTTGGCCTCCTGCGGGGTGAAGCCGGCTGCCACGATCGCGATGCGCATCGCCTGTTCCTGGAACAGTGGCACGCCCAGGGTACGCTCCAGCACCCGACGTAATTCATCGGGCTTGCCGTGTTCGGGCGCGGGTGAGGCGTAGCTGGCCTGTTCGAGCCCCTGCCTGCGTCGCAAATAGGGATGTACCATGTCGCCCTGGATGGGACCGGGACGCACGATCGCGACCTCGATCACCAGGTCGTAGAACGTCGCTGGCTTCAGCCGCGGCAGCATGTTGATCTGGGCGCGGCTTTCCACCTGGAATACGCCGATGCTGTCGCCGTGCGACAGCATGCGGTAGACGGCCGCATCCCCCGCCGGGATGTCGGCGAGGTCGACGATCGGCACGCCACGCTCGCGCAGCAAGGTGAAAGCCTTGCGGATACAGGTCAGCATGCCCAGCGCCAGGACATCGACCTTCATGATCCGGAGTGTGTCGATATCGTCCTTGTCCCACTCGATAAAAAATCGATTTTTCATGGCAGCGGGCCCGATCGGCACGGTTTCGTCCAGCGCGCCGCGGGTCAGCACGAAACCGCCGACATGCTGCGATAAATGCCGCGGAAATCCGACCAGCTCGCGGGCCAGCGCGACCACGCGCTGCACCATGAAGCTTGCGGGATCCAGGCCGATTTCTTCCAGCCGCTCAGTCGGCCAAAGGTCGCCACGGCTGTTCCAGGACTGCGACGACAAGGCAGCCGTTGCGTCCTCGCTCAGTCCCAGTGCGCGGCCGACCTCGCGGGCCGCCATCTTGGGGCGGTAATGGATCACGGTCGCGGCGATACCGGCGCGGTGGTGGCCATAGCGGGCATAGATATACTGGATCACTTCCTCGCGTCGCTCATGTTCGAAATCGACATCGATGTCCGGCGGCTCATGTCGCTCGGCGCTGACGAAACGCTCGAACAGCAGATCGATTTCGGTGGGATCGACGGCGGTGATGCCGAGGCAGAAACACACCGCCGAATTCGCCGCCGAGCCACGCCCCTGGCACAGAATGCCGCGCGAGCGGGCGAACCGGACGATGTCGTTCACCGTCAGGAAATAGCGCGCATAATTCAGGTCCGCGATCATGCGCAACTCTTTCTCGACGGCCTCGCGCACTGTGGCGGGAATGCCCGCGGGATAGCGTGACGCGGCCCCTTGCCAGGTGAGATCAGCCAGATGACCGTCGGGCGTTGCCCCCGGCGGTACGGGCTCATCGGGATATTCGTAGGTCAGATCATCGAGCGAGAAGCGGCAGGCCTGCACGATATCGAGCGTGCGGGCGATCGCCCATGGGTACTCCTTGAACAGCCGCGCCATTTCCATGGGGGATTTCAAATGGCGCTCGGCATTGGGCTGCAGCGCCAATCCTGCCTGGGCGAGCGTGGTGTTGAGGCGAATGCAGGTCATCACATCCTGCAAGGCGCGCCGCGCGGGCGCGTGGTACATGACGTCATTGGTGGCGACCAGATGCGGACCATGGCGGCCCGCGAGCGCTGCCAGGGCGCGCAGGCGACGGCCGTCGTCGCCTCGGTAGCGCCTGGTGGCGGCGAGATGCAGCCGGTCACCGAACACTTCGCCAAGCTGCTCAAGCTGTGCTGCAAAACCATCCAGTCGATGCGGCGGCAGCGCGATTGCCACCATCCCCTCCGCGTGCGCCGCCACATCGGCGAAATCCAGATGGCAATCGCCCTTGCGCGCTCGCCGTTTGCCAATGGTCAGCAGTCGCGTCAGCCGGCCCCAGGCGGCGCGGTCGGTGGGATAGCACAGCAGATCCGGCGTACCATCGTGCAGCACCAGCCGGCTGCCGACCAACAGGCGCAGACTGGCCTTGCGCGCGGCCTCATGCGCGCGCACCACGCCGGCGACGCTGTTGCGGTCGGCAATGCCGATCGCCGCCAGGCCCAGATCGGCGGCTGTCGCCACCAGTTCCGTGGCGTGGCTGGCGCCGCGCAGGAAGGAAAAGGGTGTGCTGATCTGCAGTTCGGCGTAAGTCATCACTTCAGTTTAGTTCTTATTTTGTTCCTTTCAACGCAAATGCTATCCCGCGCATCCGCCCCGCGCATCCGCCCCGCGCATCCGCCATGCGCAAGATTCGCTTTGCCTGCCCCCGTGCTGCGAGGATGGTCGCCGACCGAGTCTTTGCGTGATCAGGAACATGTCCGTCCCTCAAACCAAAAAACCCAGCGTGCGGTTCATCGCTCTGATCATCGCCAGTGCGCTGTTCATGGAGGGCATCGATTCCACGGTGCTGGCCACCGCCCTGCCCACCATGGCGCACTCCTTCCACACCGAGCCGCTGCGGATGAACGTGGCGCTGACCTCCTATCTACTCAGCCTGGCCGTGTTCATCCCGGTCAGCGGGCGCGCGGCTGATCGGTTCGGCACACGCACCGTGTTCCGGGCGGCGATCGCCATGTTCGTGTTCGGCTCCATCCTGTGCGCCCAGGCGGACACGCTGAGTTTCCTGGTGGTGTCGCGCATCGTCCAGGGTATTGGCGGCGCGATGATGACGCCGGTCGGCCGGCTCGCCTTGCTGAAAACCGTCTCCAAGGCCGAATTGGTCACCGCCATGGCGTGGCTGCTGGTGCCCGCCACCGCCGGCCCCATCCTTGGGCCGCCATTGGGCGGTTTCATCGTCACCTATCTGACCTGGCAGTGGATTTTCTACATCAACGTGCCGGTTGGCGCGCTCGGCATCGTGCTCGTGACACTCTATATCGAGGAGGTGCGCGAGCCAGACCGCGTGCCATTCGACCTGCTCGGCCTGGTGCTGTCCGGCACCTCGCTGGCCTGCCTCATCTTCGGCCTCGAGACCGGCAGCCGTGGAGTGGACTCAGGCCTGCTCACCATCGGACTGTTGGGTATCGGTGTGCTCAGCGGACTATTATACCTGCGTCATTCGCGCAATCAGAACCACCCGATCCTCGATTTCAGCCTGATGCGCATCCCGACCTTCCGGCTGTCGCTGCTCAGCGGCACGCTGTCGCGCGTGGCTGTCGGGGCTGTGCCGTTTCTGCTGCCGATGATGCTGCAGCTCGGTTTTGGCGACTCCCCCGCGCGCAGTGGCACTATCACCTTTGCCGGCTCGAT